CGTACTTCAGCGGCACTTCCCACGGCGGTGTGGGTGCGTTGTACTTGAGCAACGCCCGTTCCAACTCCTACAACAGCGTTGGCTTCCGCTCCGCTTATGATGAAAAACTGGCAACTGGTAACTGATAAACTGCGGGGCTTGCGACAGCAAGCCCCATCCACCAAAAACAGCAAATAACAGAAAAAGCGGGGGTGCGATAAGTGGAAACGATAGAAGAACAGTTGCCGCCGCTGGACGAAGTGCGGGAAGAAGCCACGCAGGAAGATTTCAAGACAAAAAACAAAGTTTATGAATTATTACTGTATGCGGGACCGCAACTTGAACAATTCCCGAAGTCGCAAAGAGTGCTTGCAAATGACATACGGGCAACCATGCTGCAAATACTGCGGCTGGTTGTCACACTGGAGAATAAGCACTACAAGAAAACCACGCTGGGAGAATTGGACAATGAAGTTGATGTGCTGCGGCATTTGGTACGGCTTGCAGCTGACCCAAACTATATGAGGGACAAAAAGCCGTGCTTGTCTATAAGGAAATATGAGCAAATGTCAAAGAAAATCAATGAAATTGGCTGCATGATAGGTGGCTATTACAAGTCTTTGAACGGCAACCCAGCTGCAAGCAGCGGGAAGCAGACAAAGAAGAAATAAAAGGCTGGGGCAGTTTGCCCCAGTTTTTTATATACGGGAATAAGCCATTTACAGTAGGGATTTGCCGTGCCGTTACGGGGGTCGAACTTCAACAACACTTCCAACGGCGGTGTGGGTGCGTTGAACTTGAACAACGCCCGTTCCAACTCCAACAACAACATTGGCTTCCGCTCCGCTTCACCCCATTTTTGCCAGATAGACAGCGGCACAAGTGCCGTTGTCCCGTGCGTTTGGGTTTAAGGGGTTTATTTCCGTTTCAAAAGGGACCACGGATGGGAACTGGAGAAAGAAGATTGAATTGCCGTGAAAACTGTTAGTAGGTCGATTGTGGGCTGAAAGCTGGCAGCAATGCCGGACATATAAGTTATGTTTGAAATGGGTAAAACCAAAGTAGATTTGCACGGCTTATTTTAACATGATAGGAGGGAAAAGGATTGCAGACCATCAAAAACATTTTCCCTTTGATTTATGATTTTGAAAATCTGCATAACGCCTATAAGAAAGCTATAAAATGCAAACGGTACAGACCAGATGTGATGGCGTACACGGACAAGTTGGAAGAAAATTTGATTGAATTGCAAAATGAATTTATCTGGCAGACTTACGAAGTGGGACGCTATAACATTTTCTATGTGTACGAACCGAAAAAGCGCATGATTATGTCATTGCAATTCAAAGACCGGGTGGCGCAACACGCTATTTACAGCCAACTAAACCCGTATTTTGAAAAGCAGTTTATATATGACAGCTACGCTTGCAGGGTCGGAAAGGGAACACACCGGGCAGTCAACCGCTTGTATGGATGGCTGAAACAGACGGACAGAAAGCAGCAGCGGTGGTATTATTTGAAACTTGATATTTCAAAATATTTTTACCGTGTGGACCATGAAATTTTAATGGGTATCTTGCAAAAGAAGATTGCTGACAAGGATTTGTTGCACATTCTTTCAGTGATTGTAAATTGCGAAGATACCCATTTTGGTTTACCGCTGGGCGCAGATGTAGGAAATGTGGCGTATGATGAACTGCTGGGAGATGTAGGCTTGCCCATTGGCAATCTTACTTCACAGATGTTTGCCAATTTGTATTTGAACGAACTTGACCAGCATTGCAAGCACCATTTGAAATTGCATTATTACATACGATACATGGACGATATTATTATTTTGCACCCGGACAAAGTATTTCTGGAACGGGTAAAGCAGGATATAGCAGCTTTTCTTGATGAAAAACTGCGCTTGCAGCTGAATAATAAAACTTGCATAAGACCAACAAGCATGGGTATTGAATTTGTGGGCTTCCGGGTATGGTCAACGCATTTGAAACTACGGAAGAAGACCGCAAAGAAGTTGAAAAAGCGTTTGAAGTATATGTTTGGGGCATACGCCGCCGGGGAGATTGACCGGGCAACACTTGACCGCAGCATTGCTTCATACAAGGGCATATTGCAGCACTTCAACAGCTACGGTCTGCGGCAAAGTCTGAATGGGCTATATGTCAAGGAAACAAAGAAAGAAAAAGCAGAAAAGAGGGCAGAAGCGGTGGAAAATGTAGAAACGGTGGAAAATGTAGAGGTTACAAAGACGGCAGAAGAACACCCGGAAAGAAAGTGCTATAATTGCGCACATTTCTTCCGTGACCATTTCTGCGGGTATGCGGCTTGTAATTGTAAAATATACGGGTCGCTGGATTGTGACCAGAAAGAAAGACACCCAGACACAACAGCCGCAACTTGCCCGGAATTTAAGGAGGGACAGACAAAACATGGGAACACAGACGATTGACCCAGCAAGCGTCTGGGAGATAGCGAAAACGCTTCTGGGATGGCTTGCAGGAATAGGGATTGTGATTGATTTAACGCCGGGGCTGAAATTCCAGCCCGTGCGCTGGCTTCTGTCACGGCTGGGAAATCTCATAAATGCGGACATTAAGAAGCAACTTGACGGCTTGCAAAAGGAATTTACAGAATTTAAGGTGGACGCATGGCGCACGGAAATACTGGATTTTTCCGACAGTTGCATAAACCATCAAAGGCACACGAAAGAACAATTTGACCATGTTATTGATACTCTGGACAAATACGAAAAGTATATCACGGAAAACAAGCTGAAAAACGGGCAAGTGGATGTTGCCCATGAATACATTCTGGAGATATACAAGCAGTGTATGCGTGACAATGATTTTGCGCTGGACGAAGAAGACGAAAAAGCCAGAAAGAAAGCAGCGCAGACGGCACGAAGCAAAAGAAGTGGAGGTGACGCAAAGTGAAGTATCTGTTATTTTTCATTATCGGATTTATGCTGGCGGTTGCATTGTTCATCATTTACAATCTTCCGGCATTGCAGAAAAGGCGCAGGAGAAGAAAGCAGGAACTTGAAGAACACCCGGAAAGAAAAGGCGGCACAACAAAAGTGCTGCTTTTTTCAATCCTTATAACATACTACATTGCATTTGCAGTGGGCGTGTGGGTTGTTGTCTTTCAAGATGTGTACCAGCTGCAAACGCTTCTGGCATTTGTCGGCGGCGTGACGGGTGCGGCGGTTGCTTTCTACTGCTGGAAAGCAAAAGCAGAAAACTTGCTGAAAATCAAAGCAGCAAACCCGGACTTGTGCGGGTCGCTGTCTGATTTCTCAAATATGCAGTAAATGAAATGGAGGGATAGCACATGGCAAACACAGTTGACAAGGTAATAAATGTGGCAGCCGCAGAAGTGGGGTATCTGGAGAAGTCTGCAATAGCATACAAGAAAAATCCGGCAATCCTTGACGAAAAGACAGCCGGGGCAGGGTCGGACAATTACACGAAGTACGGGCGTGATATGCACAAGATTTATCCGACAGTGATGGACTTCCCGGCGTATTGGTGTGACGCATTTGTTGACTGGTGCTTTTATAAGGCATACGGCGTGGCAAATGCAAAAGGGCTGCTGGGCGGCAATTTTGATGATTACACGGTGGCAAGTGCAGGGCTTTACAAGAAAAAAGGCGCACTGGGGACAGAACCCAGAAAGGGCGCACAAGTATTCTTCACAAGAAACGGGCAGACAAGCGGTTGTCACCATACCGGGCTTGTGTATGCGGTTGACGCAACATATTTCTACACGATAGAGGGCAACACATCCGGCGCAAGTGGCGTTATATCAAACGGCGGCGGGGTGGCAAAAAAGAAATACAGCATATCAGCATACAAAGGCAAGGTCATTTTTGGTTATCCAAAATATGACGCTGGCACATCCGGCAGCACCGGGGCAAGCCAGACAACAAAGAAGACGGCAGCACAAGTGGCGCAGGAAATAGCAGACGGAAAAGGCAGCTGGGGCAACAATCCACAGAGAGCCGAAAAGCTGAAAGCGGCAGGGTATAACCCAGACGAAGTGCAAAAGCTGGTCAATGCTATTTATGCCGGAAAGAAGCAGCAGAGCAGCACCGGAGCAACAGCAGCAACCGAAACAGTTTACACAGTGAAAAAAGGTGACACGCTTTCAAAGATTGCAGCAGCACACGGCACAACATGGCAGACGCTGGCAAGCTATAACGGCATAGCAAATGCAAACAGTATCAGCGTGGGGCAGAAAATCAAGATACCCGGCAGCGGGACCCGTACTTATACCGTGAAAAAAGGTGACAGCTTGTGGGCGATTGCTGAAAAGCAGCTGGGCGACGGTAGCAGACACAACGAGATTAAGGCATTGAACGGTCTGAAATCAAATGTTATCAATGCAGGGCAAGTGCTGAAATTGCCCGCAAAATAAATCTGGAGGAAAGAAGAATGGACAACAAAACACTTTTTACAATCATTTATGCAGTTGTGACAGTGGCGGCGTTCCTTGTCGGAAAATATGTTTTTCCGAAAGTGCCGCAGGATATGAAAGACAAGTTGAACCTACTTGCAGACTGGGCGGCAAAGTTTGTTATCTGGGCAAAAGAATTTCTTGACAAGAAAACCGGGGCTGAAAAGATGGCTGCGGTTGTCGAACAGCTGAAACGCATTGCAGATGAAGTGGGAATTGAAGTGACAGAAGAACAGCTGAAAGCGATTGCACAAGCAGCCTATGAAGCAATGAAAGCAGGGGAAGCAGAAGCAATCCCAGCACAGCTGGAAGCGGTCACAGCACAGCCAGCGGCAACGGTTGTGATTAACACCACAGCAGAGAAAGTGGCGATTGCAACAGATAATGTGCCGGATGGGGCATTGCAGGAGAACCCAGACGGGACAGTGAACACCTATGACGCAGACGGAAACAAAACGGGGACGATTTCAGCAGAAGAAGCAGAAAAAGCCGCCAGCAATGTTGAAGTAATTGTGACAAAGGAAGACAACGAATAATTTGACCGCTGGAGGGGCTGACAGCCCCACAGACAAACGGAAAGACCGCAAGTGTAAAAATATACGCTTGCGGTCTTTTTTGCGTTTCTGGGCGTTTCTGGGGCTTATTCTGCGGCGGGTATCAATTCATAGTCCGCAGCTTCTTTCTGGGATAATTCCCGGCTATACTCAATATATCCCCATGCTTCACGCTGGATTTCCGGGCAGAACTGGCGGCGGTCAAAATTTACAATGTTTTCTGCGCCGTTCCGGGGATATGTGCCGATACTGACCGGGCGCATGATACTATAATACTTTTTCATCATTTCACCTACTTTCTTTTACTGGAGGGGCAGCGGAAGCCGCCGCCCCGGTTGCATTATGCTTCTTTTCTCAATTCTTCCCATACATGGTCTGATAATTCACGGAAAGCAACGGGCGTTTCTTTTACGAACATACAGAAAATAAATGTCATAAATTCAGATTTTGTCTGCGCCCATTCTTCCGGGGAAAGCTGCGGATTTTGCGCCAGCTTCATTTTCAGCAATTCTTTTGTCAACTCTTGTCCGGCTGGCGTATTCAGTGCCATTCTTTCCGCTTCACTAATCTTTTCTATAAAGTCATTGAAGTTATTTGCAATTCTTTCTTTCATGGTGTACCCCACTTTCTTTTTTAGTGGGGGCGGCAGGTCCCGCCCCAGTTGTTTTATACTACTTCATAGCCGTGCTTTCTTGCCCAGTTTTCAGCACCCTTGCGGGTCTTCCAGTGGTTAGGTGCGTAATGAAGCACTTGTTTTTCAACCGCTGTCATAAGTCCGTAATATTGGCTGGGCGTTCCCTTGTTGATGATATAAGTTGTAACTTTCAGCATTTGTTTGTCCTCCGTTCCTTTAACTGTCTTTATTATATACTTACGGAAGTATAAAAGCAACCCGGAAAATTGCACAATCTTACGGAAGTATATTTGTGCAATATCTATACTTACGGAAGAACAAAAGAAAAGCCCCGGAAGACCGGGGCAGGAGTGCTGCGGATGTTATGCGACAGTAATTACAAAGTAGCAAGTTGACCAGTTGTGTTCACAAGCGGAAATGTTGGAGCGAAGAACCTTGAAGCCCAGCTTTTCAACAGCCTTGCAACGCCGCTGGAAGCTGTCTGCGCAGCACTCACAAAGGATTTCTGCGCCGCCGTACTGCTTGCAGCGGTCAAGGACTTCTGCAAGGTCCCTATGCTTTGCAGGAGTGAAGCCAAAATGTCCGGCAGCATAGGAAATATTCTTTTGAAAAATGATGTGTGCGGAATAGTCCCCAGTATAGATACCGCACCAGCTGGGATGTATCACAATCATTTCACCGTCTGCATTGTAGCGGACAACCCAGCCGGAAAGATTGGCTTCACCGTCTTTTTCGGCGGTGCGGATGGTCTGCATGATTTCCGGCATTGCAAAGCCGTTCTTTGTAAGAATTTGAACCGTTTTGAAAGATGTTGTATTTGTCATGGTCTTATACCTCCGATTGATTTAATGTGTTTGTTCCTTTAACTGTCTTTATTATACTTCCGTAAGTATAAAAACGCAAGCCCGGAATGTTGCACGAATATACTTCCGTAAGATTATGCAAAATTTATACTTCCGTAAGTTTGGGAAATGTGTTATACTTACGGAAAACAATATTGAAAGAGAGGTGACGAAAAGTGGCAGACGATAAGAAAACAGCAGCGCAGCAGGAAAACAACAAGCAATATCAGATACCGAGAGGACCGGCGGCAACAGTAGCAAAGAATAAATACCGTGATAAAAACTATGACAGGGCAGAACTTGCCTTGCCAAAAGGGATGAAAGCAGCAGTGAAGAAGATTGCAGACCAGCAGGGGCAGTCTTTCAATGAATATGTGACAGTAGCAATCAAAGAGAAAGCAGAGAGGGACACCGGGCAGGAATTAACATGGCAAAAAGAAGATTGATTGTGGATAATCGCCGGTGAAAATGTGGATAAAATAAGCCCCAGAAACCTTGAAAATAAAGGGCTGGGGCTTATGGAGTACAAATTTAGGAAATACCCCCGGGTATATCAAATATTTGTACACCATTTGAGAGGGAGTACAAAGTTAAGAAACACCCCCGGGTATTTCAAATATTTGTACTCCATTTGAGAGGGAGTACAAAGTTAAGAAATACCCCCGTAATAATTAAGTTTGTACTCCATAGGCTGACAAAAGAAAATAGGCTTTCAACCTATGCTTGCATAAACTACGGGGAAGCCTACGCCCCGGAAGAAATAGCAGACCGCAGCATTGTTATAAATGCAGACGCTGGGGAAGTAATAGAAGCGTTGCTGCGTCAAGCGTAAAAATATATAGTGATTTCCTTTTTCACATTATCGGCGGTTATTTTCTCAATGAGTGCATGGCTTGCAGCCGCTTTCTGGTCCATTGGTACATCCGATTGCAGCAGGGAGAGGGCAGACAGACATTTTTCTTGAAAAGCGGTCTGGTCAAATTGCGGCTGCGCTATGCTGTCCCGCCGTGCTTCCATTTTCTCAATGGCAGCAGTCAACCGCACTTTGTTTTCCCGGTATTCTTCCAGCGTGTCAATTTCTTCAATATACGCTTTCTTTGCCCTTGATAGCTGGTTTTTCAGCTTCTTAATTTCTGCTTCATAATCAATAATGCTTTTGGGCTGCGGTCTGGTCAAATGCAGATTGCAGATAACTTCCGGGAAATCGCATATTTCTTTCAACTTCTCAAACACAAGATTTTCAACCGTCTTCACTGGGATTGTGAGATTGCCGCATACTGCACCGCTGACCGTATTATTGCAGCGGTAGCGACTGCCACGCCCGCCGTACCCTTTTTGATAGGAGAATGACCCGCCACAGTACGGACACCGTAGCAGACCAGACAGCCAGTGAACATATTCATTTGTTGAATGTTCATAAGGCTTGCGCTTTGCCGCCCGTTCCTCCATAATCGTTTGCACCTTGTCAAAAGTTTCTTTTTCTACAATAGGCGGGTGCTTTCCGTCATATATGCCGTGCTGCCCATCCAGATTGACTTCAAGTTGTCCGCAGTATGTGCGGTTTTTCAGCGTGTAGCGTATTTGCGTATTTGTCCAGTTGTACCCTTTACGGGTCTTACATCCATTTTCATTCAGCTTTTTTGCAATCTGGAGATATGGCACACCGTCAATGACTTGCTGGAAGATGTACCGCACCCATTCCGCTTCATCATCAACAATGACAAGCTGGCGGGCGTTTCTGTCCATCCGATACCCAAAAGGGGCAAAGCCCAGATGTTCTTTGCGGTCAACAACCTTTGCCCGTATTCCACGCTTGCTGTCCTTTGACAGCTTCCGCAGATATAATTCACCGCTTGCGCCGTTGATAGCGTCAATGTATAGTTGTGCGTCTTCATCTTGCACCATTGGTTCTGATACGGCAATAACGGAAATACCGTGCTGGCGTATCATTTGTTTATATGTCAAAAATTCAACCATATTCCGGGAAAAACGGAAGCTGTCCCAGATAAGCAGTGCTTTTATGTCCGGCAGCCGCCCGGTGGTTATATCCTCAATCATTTGCAGGAAGCCGGGACGCTTTGCGACAGTGCCGCCGCTTATTCCATCATCACTGTATGTCTTGACAATCTTGTATTTGTTCCGCTTTGCCCAGTCAAGGTTGAATTTGTGCTGGTCCCCCACGGAATATTCTTGATGGTCCGTGGAAGCCCTTGTGTATTCAATGGCTGGTATCAAAAAAATCACCTACTTTCTGCGGTTTTCCTTTTATTTCCCGCACCGTAAGTGATAGTATAATGGTGCGGATGGTATGTTGTATCTGGTATAATATATTGTGCGCCGCCCCGGTAGTGTTCCCAGCACTGCCGGGGCATTTTAGTTTTATTCTTCAACAATCTTTTCAATGTCCCCATTGTCAATGTATATGATGAAATCAGCAAGGGGAGTGCCAGAAAACAGCTGCTTTGCGTCATGTTCTTCACCGTCAACATAATCATAGAAAGATAGAAAAATCATATCCCCGGTGCAATTCATGCGGGCGGTGGTCTTCCGTGTAAAGTTTATAATAGCGTGTATTTCATTATCAGCTGCAAAGTGTTCTTTGTAGTATGACAGTGCGTATTCTTCAAAATCTATGTTTTCAGAGGTGGTGGCATAACGCCAGTTGCCCGTCACATCATTTCTTACATCACCAGCAAAATTCAAAGAAATGTCTGCAATATCCTTGTCGCTGATACCCACAATTTCTTCCCCAGTGCGGTGCGGCACATCCGGCGCAGCTTCCGTGCTTTCTCCCGGGGCTTCTGTTGCTGCGGCTTCTTCCGTTTCTTCTGGCTGGGCAGCGGCAGCAGTTGCAGGGTAAATCTGGTTTTCACCGTCAAGGACGCTGGCAACCGTGCTGCCGTCAAGATACACTTTCAATGTCTTCAATTTATAATTCACATTATAGAAGCCGCCTTTTTCGTTCTTTGTGACAGTAAAGAAGCTGTCAACGCCACATTCCGCAGCCAGTATCTCAAAAACGCCGTCCGCTTCATCACCAGAAAGCCCGGTCACGGTCTTCAATCCGTTTATGCTGGAAGTATAAAAATCATATTGAGAAGATAAAGCGGAAGCCTTTTCAGAACTTCCGCAAGCCGTAAGAGATACACAAACAATCAATGCTACAAGAAAAATCAATCTTTTCATGGTGCGTTTCCTCCATTCATTATTTAGTTTTCGTTAGCTGCTTTCTTTTCTGCGCTTGTGCCGCTGGTGATACTCGAAGCAGTAAAGCCCGTGTTCTGCGCAGAAGATAAGACGCTCTTTTTATATAATTCTTCTGCTTCTTCAACCGTCATTTCTTCCGGCGAAGTCGCAGGAGCGGCAGCAGGCGTGGCAAAAATGCTTCTGAAACGCTCAATAAGCAATTCACGCACATCCGGCGGCAATTCAAAATAAGTCTTAACAATCTGCAAGTCAATTTCCGTGGCGTTGTGTTGCTTCACAAAATCGTCAAGGCTGAATGTATCTGGTTCAATATACATAGAACCGCTGCCAGTGCGCAGCCAACTTTCATTCACGGAATATTCAGAGCATATCAACTTAATAATAGGGTCTTTCGGTTCAACACGCCCACGCTCAAGGTTATTGATAACATCACCACTGACACCCAGACGCTTTCCGAAAGCAACCCTTGATAATTTTTGACTTTCCCGGATTTCTTTTATTCTGTTATTCATTGCGTTGCCCCCTTTCTGTATATGGTAAATCAAATATATCATTATTCTTTTGGTTAGTCAACCAAAAAAATACAAATAAATTTGAAAAAGTGGTTGACAAACCAAAATACATGGTTTATATTTGGTATATCAACCAACAAACGCAAGCAAAATGAGGTTGATATACAAAATAGATAGGAGGGACAAAGCATGGCAGCAGTACAAATGGAAACACTGCTGAAAACTGAAAGCAAGCCGGAAGCAGAAAAGGTCATGCAGCTTTTAGGAGGTATGACCGCAGCGCAGAAAAGTGAAATGCTGGTTTTCATGCAGGGCGTGTGCTTTGCGAACAAAATGCAGGGCGACAAGGAAACATCCAAAGCCGCAGCAGTCCAGACCGTATAAAGGAGGTGGAAGCCGTGGCAAAGGAAAAGGAGGGCTGGAAAGTCCGTGCAATAGGGGTGCAATTCATAGAGGGGCGGCGGGTAGAAAGACCGCTGGAGGATTTCAGCAAAGAAGAACTGCAAGAAATAGCCGCCCGGATGAATGAAAAGGCACTGCGGGCAGCGGGATATATACCAGCAAGGGCAGCCGCAATGTGAAAGAGAGGTGAAGCAGGATGGAAGCGGCAGCAGAAAAGCAAAGTGAAAGCCCGTTGCAACGGGAATTACAACGGGCTTTCAATCAGTCGATTACATACAATTTTTAACCAAAACTATTGTACCATATCGGCGCATAAAAAGCAAGAAAAATATACTTCCGTAAGTGATTTTTTACGCACGGTCCGTATATACTTCCGTAAGATAGCGGAAACGCCAGAAAACAAGCGGTTTTTGATACCGCATGGCGGGCTTGTATGGGGTATTAACATTCCTACGAAATAGAGTATATAAAGTTATACTTCCGTAAGATATGGACAATAGGGAGATAAAAGACAGAGGGTGAGGGACACCCCGGCTTCTTCCAGATACCCAAAAGCGCATAGAGGATATGGGGACAATGGGGAATAGGAGTGCAGCGGGTGTTTATCAGAGAGAAGAAGACCGACTGCGCCGATTATAGGGAAGTTGACATTATACCCAGAACAGAAGAAGCGGAAATGGCAAGCAGGGGAAAAAGGGGGAAGCGCAGGAAAGCGCAGAAGCCCAAACAGAACGCCTTGAACGATAAGAACGCCAAACGGTATCTTGTGCAGCTGGCAAATGGGAACTTCCATGCAGGGGATTTGCACACAACATTGACATACAGTGCAGAGAACTTGCCGGGTACAGTCGAAGAAGCGGAAAAGATAGTAAATAACTATCTACGCCGGATTGCATACCGCAGAAAGAAGCTGGGCATTGACCCATTGAAATATATTCTGGTCACTGAATACAAACTGGACAAAGACGGTGGGTGGCTGAAAAGGGTACACCATCACATCATCATGAATGGCGGCATGGACCGTGACGAAGTGGAAATGATGTGGACTGCACAGCGTATCAACTGGAAAAGGGCAGACAGCCCGGACAAGCAAGCAGCGCAGGAGTACCGGGACAGCGTAAAGCGGATGGGCTGGGGCAATGCAGACCGTGTGCAGACGGATGATAACGGGATTGAAGCATTGTGCAAGTACATCACAAAGGACCCGCAGGGAAAGAAGCGGTACAGCAGCAGCCGAAACCTTGACCGCCCGGAAACAGAACGGACGGACAGCACGGAAAAGGCAGCAGCAGACCAGAACTTGTGGAAAGCAAGCCGCAATCTGGCAGAACCAACAGAGAAATGCAACGATTTCAAGTATAGCCGCCGCAAGGTAGAACAACTGGCAAAGTCCCCGGATGGGGGATTGTCGGAGTTTGAAAAGATATATGCAGATTATGACATTGTATCTTGCGAACCTATCTACTACGAACAGACGGGCTGGCATATTTACTTGAAGATGTGGAAGAAGAAACCCCAGCAAAGGGGAAAACCAAAGGGAGGTAATGCAAATGCGAACAGCAGCAGGAAGCAGAAGCAGCGTGGCAAAATATGCAGCAGTGCGCCGCCGCCGGAAGATTAGACGCTTTGTGAACAGATACGGCAACTATATTTTAGCGGCAGCAGTCGCAATGGTTGTCATTGTTGGTGTGTCTATTCTGGCGGCGGTTTTTAGTGCAGATGGACAGACGGCAGCAGCAGAGCAGACAGACACGGCAGAGCCAGAAGAAATACGGGTTATCATCATAGAGCAGGACAAGCCAGAAGCGGAAGCAAGCGTTGATGATACATACCCATTCAACATTATGTCAAAGGACTGGGGAGCGGAAGACCTTGTGGGCTTTAAGTCCTACCAGATACCGCAGGAATACGAAGCAGACGGGGGATGTTTCCCGGATGTAATGCAGAAATACACATACATTATCTGCCAGCAAGCAGGGGTGGACTACTCAAAGACGCTGGCATTGATTGAGATTGAAAGCGGGTATCACTGGGACGCAGTAGGGGACACCGCAGGCATAGGCTATATGCAGATAGTGCCAAAATGGCACAAAGACCGTATGGAGCGGCTAAACAGTCAAAATATGCTTGACCCGTTCCAGAATGTGCGTGTGGGCGTTGATTTCCTTGCAGAACTGCTGGAGAAGTACAACGGCAGCTATGAAAAGGCACTGACCGCCTATCAGTACGGCACAAGCGGCGCATATAAATACTGGTTTTCTGCCGGGGTGGACGCTTCCCCATACGCAAAAGAAGTGCTGGCGGTTGCTGACCGCATAGAAGCAGAAATGGAGGTGGCAGCGGATGTTGACTGAAAGTGGGCTGGGCAGACCGCAGCTGGGACAGCTGCTTGATGTAATGATACCCAGCGACAGAATAAAGGTGATTGACGGAGTAAGTGAAAAAGACCCGGTTTTATACACGGGATATGCGGCAAATTACAACTATTCACGGGAGAAGATAGACAAGACCCGCCGTGTTGCAAAAGTGGGGCTGGGTTGCGACATTTTCAGAAAAGACAACCCCGGAGGATGGAACACATTTGCACATTCAACAGCACTTGCAGAAGAAGTCCCGGTGGAGAGTATCAGCAATTTTGAATATGCAGACTTGCAGGAAATCATTTACACAAGAATATTTCTGGAGGTGGCAGCGGATGAAAAAGGATGAATACAAAGACATTGTGATTTCATTACACCAGAACTGGTGGGAGGAAATGAAAGCAGGAAGAAAGCTGCTGGAAATCCGAAAGACCAGACCGCAGGGCAAGGGACCATATACAGTCATAGTGTATGTCACGGGCGGCATGGGCATAGTGGGTGAATTTGTATGTGATTGCTTTTATCAGATACCCACAAAGCAAATACCCGTCTGGGCATTGCCAGAGGATGAAGAAAAGCCGCCGTACAATCTGGAAAAGGCAAGTTGTCTGACACGGCAGCAGTTGCAGCAGTACGCCGGGGACACAGACAAACCGTTGTGGGGCTGGCACATAACAAAGCTGGTGGAATATGACACCAGATTGACGCTTTCTGATTTAGGCATTAAGACTGCGCCGCAGTCATGGTGCTATTCAAAGTTAGGAGGTGCGGCGTAAATGGAACTTGACCAGATACAGCGTGAAAAGGTGCTTGAAAAGCTGGGAAAAATCAAAGCACTGGCAGAACGGGGAGTGGGCGGCGAAAAAGAAACTGCGCTGCGGATGTATGAGGAATTGAAAGCAAAGTACAGCATAACGGATGAAATGGTGGAAGCCATACGGAAGCCGACAGCGCAGGAAGTAAAGCAGGAACTTTCCAGCATATCATTTGCATTATGGGTGCTTGCAAACAATCTGGCAGAAGAAGTTGAAATGTGCAACCGCTGCCCATATCCGCAAGGCAGCAGCAGTTGTGACGGCTGCGCCACAATAGAAAACCGCAAAGACCTTGAAAAGCAGTATGAGGAATTAAAACTGCAATTTGAAAGAGGTGTTGCGATTTGAAGCCAGCGAAAATGACAGAAGAAGACCGGGCATATTTCAAAGAGGGCGTGAAGTCGCTTTGCGGAACTGAATTGCTGGAGATAAAAGGTTTTATCAATGATAAAGAAATAAAAAAGAGGATTGCCCCAGAAGACTTTACATTTATGACAAAGGAACTGGGAAGACAAGCAGGGGCAATATGGGCAAGACTTCTGCGGGCGTTAAAGAAAAAGGACTACAAGGAAGCAGAAGAAGTTTTGCGAGGGAAAAGAAATGCGAGTTATCACAAGAGCGGCAGCGGTGACGGAAACCAGCCGGGAAACAGCAAAGGACCTGTCACAGCAGAAGCGGCAGCAGGGGAACAGCAGCAACGATTTTGAAGCAGTATTTGAAAAGGCGTGTAAAACACTGGAAAGAAAGAGAGGTGGCAGCAGGAATGGAAGACAACGGCATGATTTATATATGCAGTCCGTACCGGGGCGAAGTAAAGCGCAATAAAGACTATGCAAGGGAACTGACACGCAAGGCGATTAACAACGGTTTTGTCCCGGTCACAGTACATTTGTACTTAACAGAAGTCCTTGACGATAACAAGCCGTATGAAAGAGAAATAGGGCTGGAAGCAGGGCAGACGATACTTGACAACTGCAAATTCATTCTGGTGGGCAATAGATACGGAATATCAGAGGGAATGGCAAGCGAAATCAGCAGGGCATTTGACAAAGGCAAAGTATTTCTGACAGAGGGTGACAAAGGAACATTGACGGCAGCAGTGGCGACAGTATTACAAGAATACTTTGAAAAATACGAAAAGGGGGTATAAGAAGTGCAGGGGAACTGGGATGAATTATCAGAAGCGGAAAAATTCAGAATTATTCTGGAAAGCAAGGTTGAAAGGCACGGCATAGGAAGTCTGCTTGAATGGCTGGACGAAGTGGGATTTTATGAAGCCCCAGCAAGCACGAAACACCACGGCGCATATCCGGGCGGGCTGGTAGAGCATAGCAACAATGTGTATAGGCGGCTTGTAATGCTTGCAGCGGGGGAAGACAAAAGGTTGAAGCATACAACGCCGGAGTATTCAGAAGAAACGCTGGCTATTGTTGCGCTGCTGCATGATGTTTGCAAAGTGGGCGTGTATCACCCGGAGGAAAAAGACGGAAAGCAGCAGTACAGCTTCAAAGATGGCTTCCCATACGGACACGGTGAAAAGTCGGTGCTTTACATCATGCGGCACATATACTTGACAGAAGAAGAAGCACTGGCAATCCGTTGGCACATGGGACCGTTTGACAAAGCGGCGCAAGGGGACTTCCGGGACATGGACAAGGCTTTTAAGCAAAGCAAGCTGGCAGCAATGCTTCATTTAGCAGATATGATGGCAACACATCTTGACGAAAGAGAGGTGGGCGGCGGTGCTTGAATTTTACACAGCAACGAAGCCAAAAGCCCGGAAGCAACACAAATGTGACTTGTGCGGAAAGACCATTGAACCGGGGGAGAAATACAGCTGCTTTTCTGGGAAGTATGACGGCGAAATGTTCACAACAAAGCACTGTCTGCCGTGTAATAACATTGTGAACGCATATTGCGACAGATACGGCAACGAATACAGCGAAGACGAAGTGGCAGACTGGTTGCAGCAGGAATATTGCGACAAGTGCGAACATGGCGGCTGGGCTGATGATGATTGCGAGTTTATCACAACAGAGTGTCCGCACATCCGGGGACACTTCACAGAAAAGGAGGTGGGCGGCGGTGCGGATGGCATACAAAAAGCGCAGTGAAGCAACAGAACAAGTCCGGGTCATTAACTGGTCAAAGGCTTATGCAACAGACTTCCCGGCATTAAAGCTGCTTTATCATATACCGAACGGCGGCAGCAGAAACCAGCTGGAAGCCCAGAACCTAAAAGCGCAGGGCGTGAAAGCGGGTGTGCCGGACTTGTGTTTGCCGGTCCCGCATGGCAACTTCCACGGACTTTACATTGAAATGAAGTATGGGAAAAACAAGACAACAGAAAAGCAAGACTGGTGGCTGGGACAGCTGAAAGCGCAGGGATATGACACGGCGGTTTGTTATGGAGCGGATGAAGCAATGGACAAAATAGCCGGGTATCTGGAGATAGAGAAAGAAACGGGGCGATTACATGAAGATGGCTGACAATATCATGAAACAGCATATACCGTATTACAGCAGCATGAAGCGGGCTGGGGCTTTCCAGAAGCCAAAGAAGCAAGGAAAGCCAAAAAGAACACGGCTGACAGAAATAAATCATAACAAAAAAACGGTGTTAAAAGGAAAAACAACCGTATCTGCTGCCATAAAGAAATTATTTGACTATGAGGAAACCGGGCTGACACCGTATGAGGTGCGAAACCTTATTGAACGGGAAAGAAACTTGACAGAACGCATAAAGAAGTTGGAGGGCTGGCAGGATGAATGATGTTGACCATTGCTTGATATGCGGTGAGATTATCCCGGAGGGTGCGCAAGTATGCGCAGACTGCATGAAGCGGCACGGGATTGACGCAGAGGAAGCACAGGAAATCACGGAAGAATTACGGGACATAGCCGGGGTGCTTTCAATCACGGCAAACACAGACGGAAACATTAAACAGTCAATGGAAAGCATATTGAGAATAGCAGACAGATTGGAGCGAAAGAAGAATGAAAAAAGCAAAAGAACCACAGTATTTGCCGCTGGTAGCATTGGCAAGGCTAAAGACGGCAACAACCTATGAAGAAATACGGCAGCAGTTAAAGGGGCAGGGCTTCACGGTAAAGCAAATGAAAGCAATGGTCCGCTGCATGAATTATTTTGATGGGTTGCTGGTGTATGTATCAAAGTGGAACTGGGACAACCACGCAGCATGGCATTTATACAACTGGTCCGTGAATGATGATGAAGCAGTCAAAAAGGCACTGTATGAAGCAGAGCAATTCAACGAGTTTGGCAGCGGAGCATATAAAGACAACTTCCAGAAGTTTGATGAAGACTGGAAAGCAGAAACCTATGACCCCGGCGCAACATTCATCTTTCAAGACGCACAAGTGGAGGTCACAGAGGTTGTGCAGGAAGAAGTGGACAACATAGACAAAACAGAGGTGCAAAAAGCAATCCGGCAAGCAGAAGACGCAAAGCACGATAAACGCCGCAGAAGACGGATGAACGCCAGCAAGGGCAACAAGTACCGCAAAAGATATTTTTAGGAGGGCGCAAGAATGGGAAGAAAGCATTACAGCGGAAAAGAACTGATTGTAAGACGGCAGCTTGAACGGCAGCGGCAGCAGGCGCAGGAAAACGGATTGCGACAGCGGACAAGGAACATAAACCAGCTGAAAAGGTCGGTGGAAGCGGCAAGGCAGGATATGCGCCAGAGAATGAGGGAGGGCAAAGACAATGGCATTTCTGATTGAGATTATAAAAGGGCTGCTGATGTTCATTGCAGTTTGCGTGGGGCTGGGCGTTCTTTACATAGTCTTTATCATAGCCCGTGAAGTTGGCTGGATGATACAGCAGGAAAACCGCAAGCAGTATGAAGCAAAGCAGAAAGAGGGTGAAAACAAATGATGAAGTCATTTTTTAAGGCGCAGTGTCCGCTTGAACTGGGGGACACGGTGGCAATCTTTCCGGGAGAAGCTGCAACGCTCTACTATCTGCCGGACGGCGTAAAGCTGGACGAAGAAACAGCAAAGAAAGCGGAGTTGCACAAGGTCACAGAGATTATGGCACAGCACTTTGTAAAAGCCCAGAAAGTAGTATTTGCGTATCAGCTGGACAATACAGAAGACTTTGTGGCATACACCGTGAAAGTACCAGTGCAGCAGATGGCGAAAGCGGTTGACAAGGGCGGCGGCGTAATACTTCCGTAAGTATAAATAATGCACAAATATACTTCCGTAAGATTGTGCAATATTCCGGGTTGTTTTTATACTTCCGTAAGTATATAATAAAGATAGTTAAAGAAGTACAGCAACGGAGGTACAAAGATATGGCAACAGCGGAAAAGAAAGCAATCAAAGCAAGGACAAATGATTTAATCAAAGCCGGAGTTGAAAAGGAACTGGCAAAGGTTATGGCAAAGGCTGAATTTGAAGCTGGATTGATTAGAACAGTTGTGAACTACGATTGAAGAACAAGCCCCGGTCTTCTGGGGCAGGAATTACGGAGGTAAAGAGATATGACAGAGAGCAGAGAAACAGCAATCCGCAGAATGAAAAATCTTGCGTACTGGTTTATGGGCGAAATGTTAAAGGAAGAAGAAAGAGGGGAGAAGCAGAAAGAGGAATTTGAAAAGGCAAAAAAGGAAAATCCCGGCGAACTTGTAATGATGGTGAGTGCGGCAGACCATAACGCAAAAGTAATGAAAGACTGCATGAAAGAAGCAAGGGACGCAGCGGAATTTCTGAAAGATGAAAAGAACGATATTGAAGAATGGCAGCTGGCAGGAATAAACGCAATGTTCGACCAGTGCAACAAAGAGGGAATTGTGCCGTATGATATGCCAACAGCAATCAAAGGTCTTTTATGTATGCAGTATCAGTAAAAAGCAGGGGGCGGGAAACCGCCCCAGCAAGAAAGAGGGTTGAACAGTGACAGCAGAAGAAACAAAAAGAGAAAAAGCCCGTCAGCTGCGCTATAAAAGGGCGATTGTAAAGAATATCAACATTGAAACGATAACGGAAGAATTGTGGGATATACAAGAAGAATGTAACAATGTGCAATATTACTTTGACACGGAAGACGATACTTTGTTAAATGCGCTGGACGGTGACGAAGAACAAGAATGGGAATTTAAGATGATGTTTGCGGACTTGTGCGCAGAATGTGAGCAAATGCAACAAGACCTTGAAGAAACATATATACCGGAAATGTTCAATGACTTATTCGTTGCAGCAGGGGGCGCAGATTATGGCGGCGGTCTTCTGGGGTGGGACAGCTACGAGGGCGATTATTACGGGCTTGACTTCTCAAACTGCTACGCAGAAGACGAAAGCATGAAAAGACTTTTGAGGTTGTCAAAGAAAGAACTGATAGGGAATGTGCGGTGGTGCTTAAAAATCCTTTTTCAGTACATAGGATTAAAAAACAGATATGACAGCTTAAAAGCAGCACTTGACATTCTAAAGGATGAAAACACGGGATATTTGCAGATGGTAAAGCAGATAAATGAACTTTACGAAAAAGCGGCAGCAGATGGGTTTTACAGCTGGAACGAAAGCACAAGGGATTTTGACAGAGTGCTTGAAAATATGCCGCAAAGGGCATGGCTTGAATAAAGTGCAGCACCCGCCCCGGCTGGGAACTGGGGCGGGATGAAATAAAAAACCAGATACAAGGAGGGCGCACACATGAAAGTATTATCAATTATCAACCTAAAAGGCGGGGTGGCAAAGACCATTTCCAGTGTGAACATGGCACACATTCTGGCAGCAGTCCACGGCTGCAAAGTGCTTCTGATTGACAATGACAAGCAGGGCAACGCCAGCAAGATTTTGAACCGCCACAGCTACAAAGGCAAGGGAACGGCAGAGGTTATGACCCAGAGGGGCATTGACCCGGCAGAGGTTATCCAGCACACAGATTATGACGGGCTGGACATTATCACGGCAAACATGAACTTGCTGACAGCAAACCTTGAAGTCATGCTGGACCAGTCCAGACCGCAGCAAACACGCTTCAAGAAGTTTCTGGAGGGCTTGCAGTCTGAATATGATTACACAATCATTGACAATGCCCCGGACATTAACATTTCAACCATCAATGCGCTGGTAGCGTCAAATGATGTAATGATACCGCTAACGATTGATGATTTTGCCATTGATGGGCTGGCAGAACTGAAAGAACAGATTGACAACACACGGGAAGACCTAAACCCCGGCTTGCGCTTCTGCGGGTGCTTTGTTACACAGTATGACCGCACGAACGAAGCGGACACGCAGGGCGAAGATTTTTTGAAGTCGCTGGAATATCCGTTGTTTGCAACGCATATCAGAAAGACACCAAAAATGAAGCCCAGCACATTTGCAAGAAAACCTATTCTGGAGTATTCCAGCAGATGTGGCGCAGCGTATGACTATAAAGCACTTGTTGACGAATATTTGAGAATGTGACCGAATGGGACACATTGCAGAGCATAGGAGGGAAAGAGCATGGCAAGCAATAACAAATTCAATCTGACGCAGTTATTAAACCAGAGGTCAAAAGAAGCGGCAGCAGTTGCGGCAGCGGTGACAGAAAACGCAGAAAAGGAAACCACAACAGAAGCAGTGACCAGCACGGCAGACATTTATGATTTGATACCGTCAAAAGACAATTTCTATTCCACGGACAGCGTGGAAGACTTGAAGCAGTCCATTGAACTTCTGGGAATACTGCAACCGCTTCTGGTTACGAATGAAGAAGACGGAAAGCGGCGCATTATTGCCGGACACCGCAGACGGCTTGCAATCATGCAGCTGGTGGACGAGGGAAAAGAGCGTTTCCGATATGTGCCAATCATGGTGAAGCCCACAAAGGACGCAATCATTGACCGTCTGGCACTGATTATGACAAACCGTTTCAGAGAAAAGACGGACTGGGAGAAAATGACAGAAGCACTTGAAACGGAAAAACTGGTGCTGGAACTGAAAGAGCAAATGGACATTCCGGGGCGTACCCGTGATTTGCTTTCAGAGATTGTGGACGCTTCCCCGGCGCAGCTGGGAAGATATAAGGCAATCAGCAACAATCTGACAGCTGAATTGATGGCAGAGTTTAAGGCGGGCAAAATCGGCGTGTCAATCATTTATGAAGTGTCTGGGATGGATAAGGAATGGCAGCTGCGGGCGTTGCAGATATACAGAGAGAATGAAGACACACTGACGCTGCCAGACATTAAGGCATTAAAGAAACAGCAGGAAGAAGCAAGGCAAATTCCGGGGCAGCAGTCCATTGAAAGTCTGGCGGGGCAGCAGGACACGCAGGAAGCCGCAGAAGCGGAAGAAATGCAGCAGGGCGAAGAAGTGACCGCAGAAGCAGAAGAAGCCGCCACAGAGGACACAGAGAGCGCAGACGGGGCAGAATATGTTGACCCGCAGCCGGAAACAATAACTTCACTTTGTTACAGCTGCACAAAATATGAAAGCTGCCACGATAAAAAATCAACCGTCACCAGCTGCAATGCCTATGTGGACAAAAAGGAAGCATATAAGACGGATGAACAGCGATACAACGAAGAACAAGCGAAGATTGACGCTGAAACCAGAAAGAAGCTGCGTGAACAGCAGCAGGAAGCGAAGATGGCGGCAGGTCCCGCAGAAAAACAGCATGAGGAAATCAGACTGGCAGCCAGCAGATATGAGGAAATCACAAGCGGCGCACTTTCTTTCTTGCTTCTGAAAAAGGATGGCTACAAGCTGGGCGAAGAATTGACACTGCCAGAATATGCAGACGGCAAGGCAACCGGGCGAACGCTTGAAGTTAAAGTGTCATATATCTGGGAAAACTGGACGGGGCTTGATGATGATTATTGCATTTTGGGTTTTCAGCTTATGAGTTACACACCGCTTGCAGCAGCGGGAGGGTATGCGGACCAGCCAACATTACAACCGGGAGCGTGATTGACAGATGGTGAAAATTTTAGAACTTTTCGGCGGCATAGGGTCCCCACGCTGCGCATTGCGAAATCTGGACATACCGACAAAAGCCATTGACTATGTGGAGATAGACGAAAAGGCGGTGCGCACATACAATGCAATGTTTGCGGAAGAATTGCAGTATAAAACACAAAGCGTTGTTGGGTGGAATTTGAAGCCGGATATTTTAATACATGGCAGCCCTTGTCAAGATTTCAGCATTGCCGGACACCAAAAAGGTGCAGACGAGGGCAGCGAAACAAGGTCAAGTCTGATGTGGGAAACAATACACATCATACAGAACATGGGAGAATGGAAGCCACGCTTTGTTATCTGGGAGAATGTAAAGAATGTGTTATCAAAACACATGATAGCAAATTTCAACCGCTATTTGTCCGAAATGGAAAAACTGGGCTATACAAACGCATACAAGATACTTGACGCAAGGGATTTTGGATTGCCACAAGCCCGTGAAAGAGTTTTCACTATATCCGTGCTGGACGGTGAACAATTCTGTTTTGATGACTTGATAACAACACCCATGAAAGATATTGCAGAATTTCTTCTGGACAATGAAACGGTCCCGCCCGTGTATGATGTGACACAGCCCAGTGTTTACAATGTGATAGGACATACCGGGATAAAAAGGGCAACGGTTATCAAAGACTTTGCATATACAATCACAACACGGCAGGACAGAACACCAGCACAAGTGATTGACTGCGGAAACGGGCGTTACAGATATTTGACGGAATTAGAGTGCTGGAGGTTGCAGGGCTACACTGACGAAGATTACAAAAGGGCAAAGGGAGTGCAGGAGCGTTCCGGGCGTTATTACATGGCGTTATACAAGCAAGCCGGAAACAGCATTGCCGTTCCGATTTTTGAAAGCATATTCAGAAAGATTATTTTGAATGAAACGGCATAGGAGGGAAAGCGGATGGAAGCGGGCAAATGTAAGACTTGCGAAACTATAAAATGGCTGAAAGAGGAAGCAAAGCAGCATGAAAGCAAAAGAAAAATCAGAAACACGCTAAAAATAACACTTACGCAAGAAACGAGAGTTGACGGCGTATTTTCCGGGCGTATGAACATAAGCGGCAGCAGAATGATGTTTTGCCCGGAATGTGGACGAAAATTGAGGAAATCAGAAACAATGTATGAGTGCGGAAAAGCAGAGGTGAAAACAGATGAATGATTGCCCCATTGAAAAACGCTGCCGCTGGCAGCAGGAGGACTGGGACAGCGGTGTATGGTTTACAGATTGCAACAACGCTTTCTGGCTGGAGGATGGCAGCCCGGAAGATAACAAAATGATTTTCTGCCCATTCTGCGGAAAGAAGTTGCGGGGCGTACCGTATCAGCAGACAAAAAACGGGTAGCAAAGCATAGCAGACGGCACGGACAGACGGCAAATAACAACGCAATGGAGGGTAAAGGCAAATGGACAAAGAAAAGGTCATTGAGATTTTGGACTATTACAAGGAAATTGACGGGGAAATTGCTTTTTATAGACGGACATTGACTGACTATGAAAACCAGTATTACAACACTATGGGCGCAATAGTAAGCGACGGTATGCCGCACGGCAAAAACCACATTTCACGCATTGTGGAAAACGCCGCATTGAATATCCCGGACTATGTGCGGGAGATTATGAAAGACTATGCGGAACGCATAGAAACGCTGCAAAGGTTGAAAAGCCAGATTTTGCAGGAAGTTTCCCGGCTGAAACTGAAAGAAAAAACGATTATATTTGATTATTACATATACGGCATGAAATGGGAGCAAGTAGCGGAGCGCATACACTATTCGGACAGACAGTGCAAGAATATCCGTGACACAGCCGTTGAAAAGCTGGCAGAACGGTTTGAAAATAACGCTACAATAAGAGGATTTAAGAAGATAGCGTGAAAAATCATTGCCCACCATTGCACACACTATTTTGCTATACTCAAAAGGGGTGAAAACCCCTTTACAATGCGTTGTTTGCAAGCTGGGCTTTGCTGATTTTTAAGAATTTACAAAGCCTAAAAATTTTTATACTTACGGAATATTAACGAACTGGGAAAAATGAAAACGAACGAAGCGAGGTGAAGCGAGGATGGGAAGACCGAGAAACCCGGAGAGGGATTTATCCTTGCAAAGATTTCTTGAAGCTGGGGGAGATATTACCACAGCAGAACTGGCGAAAGCTGCCGGGGTGAATGAAAGCAGGATAAGAAAATGGAAATCAGAAGACAAGTGGGAAGAAGCCTTGAAAAAGAAGCCCAGAAAAAGGGGTGGACAAAAAGGCAATAAAAATGCAGCAGGAAAAACCCCGGCAAAAAATGGGAATAAAAATGCCGTGACACACGGCGCATTTGCACAAGCGAGCATTGAGGATATACCGCCGGAAAAGGCGGCAGAAATCCGAGCAATGACAGAAGCAGAAGCAATGCCAAAGATGATGGAAGAACTACAAGCCCTATATGTGCGCAAGGCATATTTAGAGGGCTTATTGTCCGAGTATGAAAACCCGGAAAAAGCCCAGCCGTTTTACACGGATAAAATAGTACACATGATTGTGCCAAAGAGTGTGGAAGACAAGCAGAGTGAGCAAGACACGGGCATTGAAGCAGGGCAAGCAACTGACCCGGAAGCAGGGGCAGGAAGTACAGAGCAATTCAAAACGGCTATGAAATCAATCATTAAGTCAAGCCCGTTTGACAGAGCAATGAAAGTGGAAGCAGAACTGAACAAGCTGCATGGGCGTATTATCAAGCAGCTGGACAGTATCAAGGCTTATGAGATGGAGGACAGACGCTTGCAGCTGGAAGAACGCAGACTGGAGCTGTCAAGACAGAAGCTAACTGGTGAAATAGAGATTGACCCAGAAGACGAGGACTGGGACGCAGCAGACGGCGTGGACGGGTTGCCGGAGTAGGTTCTGTCACGGAAGCAGCCGGGGTGCGGGTACGGTGACG